ATATAATGGTGGTAGTCCAACAGATTTAAACAATATTGCAAGTGGCTTGTCATCGCCAACAACGTGGTTTAGAATGGGAGAAAATTCTGTTTGGAATGGCTTTACTTGGACAATGACAGATGTAAATGGAGGTGCTGTTTTAAGAGGTGCAAATATGCAAGAATCAAGTCGAACAACAGACGTACCAACATAAACACGAATTAATAAATAAAAAAATGAGTACAAGAATAGCAGACACTTACGCAATAATAAACATTGCAGATTTGTCAAACATTGACTTTAGTCAAGTAGGTGAAACGGATCAAGATACAATTCGAAAGTCATTAGATGATTCGCAGTTTGTAATTAAGTACAATGATGAACCTTCATTCATTGCCGATGGTAGTGTTGTGCCGGTTCAAGTTTTAACACATTCCGAATGTCTTGTCCTGATGGCAAGTGCTGAATGGAGTGAACCAATGCCGGTTGAATAATTTTATAATATGAAACATAATCTTTACAATTCGAAAAGCGGTTTTGAGGTCAAAGATATTGACACGGAATCAAGAAAAGTTGCGGTCTATTTATCAAAGTTTGATGCATTGGATTCCGATATGGATGTCATCCGAAAAGGTGCATTTAAAAAATCTATTCAGGAACGAGGTGTCAACTCAACATCAAATCGAAAGATTGCATTTTTACGTCATCACGATTGGGAAAAACAGATTGGTAAATTCCTTGAATTGCGTGAAGATGACTATGGTCTTTATGCGGTCGGACAACTTGGTCGGTCAACTGATGGTGAAGATGCATTAAAAGATTATGAAGATGGAATAATAAAAGAACATTCAATCGGATTTCAATACATTGCCGATAAAATGAATTATGTGGAAGATGACACATATGGTTCAAAAGGTTACAATGAAATAAAAGAATTGATTTTGTGGGAAGGTAGTGCGGTCACATTTGGTTCGAATGAACACACATATGTTATTGGAATGAAAGGTCAAGATAAAACGGACCACATTGAAAAAATAAAAAAAGAATTAAATCTTTGCATACGTGCCTTAGCAAATGGAAAAGGTACAGATGAAAGATTGTATGAAATTGAAATGAAAGTCAAATATTTGAATAGTCAATTAATTTTACTTGCATCAAATGAACCGGTCGCAGACCATTCACAAGAAAACAAGTCAAAAGAGATTGTTCAACCATATGATTGGAATTTCGTGGTAAAGTCACTTGAAACAAAACAGACTTTTGCCGATTATCCTGAACAAGCAAAGAAAAATGCAAAGCGTGGGATTGAATTAAACGAGGCGGTCAACAATCGTTGTGCGACAAGCGTGGGAAAAAATCGTGGACGTGATATTTCACAAGGTCGAGGGTTGTCATTAGATACCTTAAAACGTACTTATTCCTATTTGAGTCGTGCAAAAACGTATTATGATCCGAGTGATTCAAAAGCGTGTGGAACAATATCTTACTTGTTATGGGGTGGGAACGCAATGTTGTCCTATTGTGAAAGGAAACTTGCCGAATTAGATAAATAAATATTAACAATTTAAAACAAAGAAAACGTGGAAAACACTAATCTTACACCGGAAGAGGTTGTTGAAAAATTAAACAACACTTTCGCAGAAAAAATGTCCAACGTTCCGACAAATGCGGATGTTGATGCATTAAAAAGTGACCTTGAGTCATTGAAAAATCTTGAGGAAAAATCTCAAGAATTAGAAAAGTCGATTGCAAAATTCGAAGGGAAACTTGAAGCAATGTCAGAAAAAGCAACAGAACCAAAAGCGGAAAAACTTTCTATTGGTCAGGCGGTTGCAAAGGCATACGAAAAGAATCTTGATTCAATCAAAGATGCAGTTGAAAAAGGTGGTAAAATGTCTTTAAGCATTAAGACAACAACTATCAATGCAGATTACACCGGAGATTTTGCACTTACTGATTTCGATTCAGAAGTTGACCGTACTGTTCGCAAAAGATACGGAATCCTTGAGAACGTTAACAGAGGACAAACGGCATCAAAGTTTGTTACTTATGTGCAACAAACCGCAGATTCAAACACCGGATGGACAACTGAAGGAAGTGCAAAAACACAAGGTGAACCAACGTGGGCGGAAGTTTCTGAAGAGGTGAAGAAAATCGCATCATATGTGAAGGTTTCAAAAGAAATGCTTGATGATTTATCTTTCATTCGTGGTGAAATAAACAACGATTTGATGGAAGGTGTTCGTGAAGGTATTGAGGAAGCACTATTGAACGGTACCGGTGCAACCGGACAAATCAAAGGTTTGATTAACGCATCAATGGGATTACCGGCATACAATGGTAACTTTGACGATGAAATTCAAGATGCAAACATCACGGATTTAATGCGAGTTGCAAAAGCACAAATTGAAGGTGCAAACTTTTCACCTACACACGTTGTGTTGAATCCTGAAGATATTGCAAAACTACAATTGACAAAAGCATCAGATGGAATGTATACTTATCCAATGTTTTTACCAACACAAGCCGGTGATGGTGAAATGTCAATTGCCGGAATGCGAGTTATCTCTTCAACATATATGCCGGTAGGCGATTACCTTGTTGGTGATTTGTCAAAGGTAAATGTAAAGTTCCGTGATGATATGAACCTTAGCGTTGGTTTAGATACTGATGATTTCACAAAAAATATGATTACAATCTTAGCAGAGGCAAGACTTGTATCTTATGTGAAGAACAATCAAAAACTTGCTTTCGTTTATGGTGATATCGCTACTGATGTTGCTTTAATTCTTAAGCCATAATAACACGAAACTATGGAGGACAAGAAACCAATAAAGAACAAGAAACAACGTAAACCAAGAACCAAAAAACCGGTTGACTTTAGTATTGACACAAAGAATGTTGATATTGATTTCAAGCGTGATGAGGAAGGTAACGTTGAATTAGATATCGACACAAAAAAGTTCGATGCCAAACTCACAAAGAAAGATGGAAAAGTCACTTTGGGTGTTGACATTGACGATGATGGTATTTATGATTTTGTTGCTAATGGTGAAGCCGATTTTATGAAAAGGAATCAGGTTTGGTCTGTGACCGGCAAGGTTCTGAAACAATGGTTGAAGTCTAAATTTGGAAAACTCAAAAAGTAATGCCTTTAATAACAACACAAGATTTCATTAACAAGTGGGAATTAAGTACCGGAATGTATTCAACGGCAAAATTGTCGGAGTATATTGACCGGTATGAACCACAATATCTTCGCCAATTGTTTGGTGTGGATTTATACAATGCTTTCATTAGCGATTTAGAAAACAATGTACCAAGGTCACCCAATTTTAAATTGGTTTTTGATCCGTTGTATGTTGACGAAAATCTATATTATATGATTGAAAGTCGTGGAGTCTTGGATATGTTAAAAGGGTTCATTTATTTTGAGTATGCTAAAGACTTACTAAATCAAATGACACCATACGGAAACGTGCAACAAACTGCTGAAAATTCAGTTGTTGTTAACACATTGCAAACGATGATGTACGCACGGTATAATGAATCAATTACGTCTTATCAAAATATCAGGAATTATATTCTATTAAAGAATCCTAAAGTTGGTCAAGTCGTGACGATTACATTGTCAAATGCCGGTACAAATTATGCGGATGCTTTAGATGTTGCAACAACCGGTGGAAGCGGTTCAGGATGCACGGTTGACATCGTTCAAACCGGTGGTGTAATTGATGCGGTTACAATCAACAAAGTCGGAAGCGGTTACAAGGTGGGTGACATCTTGTCCATCGTTGGAGGTGATAGCAATGCAACAATCACATTGTCGTATGTCGGCATTGGTGAGTTTGCGGATTATAATGGTATAAACAAAGGAACGGCATATTGGATATGAGTAAAGAAATCACACAAATTGTTGATGGTTTGGTGTCGGAAATTGACAATACAATTCTTGGTGAATGGGATGTGGTTAATCAAAGGACAAATGTTTGTGAAACTAAATGGGCGAGAGTCGGTAAAGTTGTCGCAGATTCTCAAGGTTACGAATACACCATCACCGAAATTGAAGTTGATGAATGGATCAAGGCGGTTGCCGTTGATTCGACAAACACAAATCCATTGAACGGTGTGATATATTTATCCGTTCCTTTTTACTTATCAGGAACAAAAGTTGCAACCAACAACGAATGGACAAAGAGTTCAAACAACTTAACAACCAAAACACCTTTGGCTTGGTTGCTTGAAGTGTTACGAATCCAACAATTTGGTCGTGGTGATACAAGGGATTTTGCTTGTGATGTACGAATGTTTTTTCTTGATGAAACAGATATTCGAAACTATTACACAAAAGACCATCGTGAAAATGTCGTTTATCCGATGCAAAATTTAGCGATGGAATTCATTGGTATCATACAAAAAGACCGACAATTCCAAACACTTGATGAATGGGAATTAATTACATTCTCAAGGTTCGGAGTTGAAAGGGATAACGGAATGTTTCAAAATGTCCTTGATGCCAATTTAAGCGGTGTCGAGTTGCGTGTTACGTTAACAAAATACAAAGTGAATTGCAAGTGTTAATTCACAAAAGGGTGGTCACCTGATAACTAAAAATTAAAATACTAATACTCAAAAAAAATAGAAAATATGAGTTTAGGATGTAATTGCGAAATGGGATTATCGAATACCGGTAGACCATCTTGCGTTCCGATTTTTTCGGTAACAAGTTCGTTGATTATGGTTCCCTTGAAAGGTAACGATGGCGTTGTAAATGCTATTGATTTAACCGCATCGGTTCCGGTATGGTCAACATTGATAAATGAAGCGGATTCATCAAAGAGATGGTTCCCATTACCACAATTTGAAAACGTTGAATTACCAAAAGCGGATTCACTTTTTGAAGAAGCAAATTCAGGAAAGATGGCTTTCCTTAGACAAGGTAAAAGAAGTTTTTCCGGTGAATTATGGAGTGAAGATTCAACACCAACATTACTTGGAAAACTACAATTAAACAGATGTGTTGACTTTGGTGTCTTTATCATTGACGTAAATGGTAACCTTATCGGTTCAAAAGTTGGTGATAAATTACTACCAATTCCGGTTGACAATCCATCATTTGATCCGAAGTTTGCTTTCGCAACTGATTCAACGGTTCAAAAATTAATGCTTGGATTTGACTTTGACAGATTATTTGACGAGTCTACAATGTATATGATTACGCCAACGGAAGCCGGTATTAATTTCAATGACCTTGAAGGTTTGGTTGATGTTGTTCTTACACAATCGGCATTGACAAATGCGTTGTTGACGGCAACGGCAGAATTTCAATATGGTACGGCTTACAATCCTTTGAAATACAAAGGTGCTGACCAAGTTACAGATTGGGCCATTTATGATTCAGCAAATTCAGTTGTTGCCGGTGGTGTTTCTGCCGTAACTGAAGCACCTGATGGAACATATGCAATCGGTTTATCAGGTTTAACAACCGGAGATGTGTATGAATTAAGAACCGCAAAAGATGGTTTTGAAGGGAAACTTTCATTTACTGCGGTAGCGTAATTTTTGGTTAAATAATACAATTAAGGGGTGGGGTATCCCATCCCTTTTTTTGTAATAATTAAAAATATTTGTGAAAACGTTTGGAAAATACAAAATTGATTTTAAGGTGCTTTTAAGACGTTTTAAACAACTTTAGTGTTTTGTTAGTATAACACCATTAAAAAACCGAGAAAGTAAAAAACTCAGTAACGACAAGGGTTTCAGAGGCACAAAATTTGACATAAAAAATGACATCACTTAAAGAAACAAAACTTGGTTCATTGCTAAACGTCACAAAGATTGCGTTGAAAATGGATTTGATTTGGTTGCGTGTCTTTAGTGAACCGACATTCAAAAGATGGATTTTGGATTTGGTCAGGCAAGACCAATTGTTCGACCAAGGTATTGATGAGGATGGTGATATCATCGGAACATATTCCGAAGCAACTGAAATGATAAATCCAAGTAAACTTGCCGGAACACCTTACACACTTTTTGACACCGGTGAATTTTATAATTCGTTCGTGATTAACGTTGGAAAACGTATCTTTGAAATAAATGCAGACACCACAAAAATGGATGGTGAAAGTTGGTGGATTCAAAACAACATCACAAAAGAGGCAATATTAGGATTAACGGATGAAAATAAAATCAAACTTTCTGTCGAAGTTAAAAGGCGTTTTATCATCGAAACAAGAAAATTACTATTACAAAACTATTGATGATTTACCATTATACAATTGGATTGAATGTCAAAAAGGCAAGATTGAATTTGTCCGAAAAGGTGACAAAGGAACGTCAGAACAAGACAATATTATTTGGATGGACATATACGACCAATACATTAAAGAGTTTGGTCTTGGTAAATTACACATAAAGATGTTGGAAGCAATGAAGAAAAAAGCATTGTTACAACTTGAATATGTGTCAACACGAAAAGCGTTTCAACTTACAAAGATTGAAATGCAAATAACAAAATTGGATGGAATGTTAGCGAACAAAGGTTCAGGAATATCCATCGAACAAACATTGATTCACCTTTCAAAATGGGTTGGTCATTGGTTGAATACAAAGAAACTGACAACAAGGGAATATTTTAACTTAGTTCGAGAATTCGAACGATATAACAAACAAAGCAATGGCGAAGCAAATCAGGGCAAATGAATTATTTGAAAAGGAAGATATCTTTGAAGGAATTCGAAGGAGTGCCGAAAAGACAATGGTCACCTTGGAAAAGGTTGACAAAGAGTTCAAAGACCTTGGTGAAACTTTAAAAAAGAGTTTAGGAAAAGCATCTTTTGGCGGATCAAAAGAGTTAAAAGAATTTCTTGCGATGGTTGAAAAGGCGAACAACCTACAAACTCAAGCCGTAAAAATCGAAAAAGAAAAAGCCATTGCCGAACAACAAGCGGAACGATTAAAGCGTGAAAAGTTAAAAACACAAACGGCAGAAAATAGAGAACAAGAACGTCAGAACAAACAAAAACAACGTGCCTTAAAACTTGCCAAAGACGAACAAAACGCATACAAGAAACTTGTAAAGTCTACAAGGGATTTAAAAAACGAATCAAAAAGATTAGGTGCGGAATTGATTGCCTTGGAACAATCAGGAAAAAAGAACACCGCACAATATAGAAAACTTGAATCACAATACAAGCGTGTTACAAAGTCGGCACAAGCCGGTGATGTGCAACTGAAAAAACTTGATAAAACCGTTGGTGATAACTTTAGAAATGTCGGTAATTACACCGGTGCATTAAACACCCTGAAGAACGGATTGATGCAATTAGGGGTTGCCTTTGGTACGGCACAAATTGTTCGAAACGTTGCCGGTATCATTGTTGACTTTGACCAAGCACAAGCGGATTTAAGTGCCATTTCAGGAAAGACAACGGAAGAGTTAGCCGGTTTAACACAACAAGCAAAAGACCTTGGTGCAACTACTCAATTTAGTGCGACACAAATCACAGAAATGCAAATTGAGTTGGCGAAATTAGGTTTCACAACTGAACAAATTACCGCATCAACTGAAGCCGTGTCCAACTTTGCATCCGCTACCGGCTCAGATATGGCGGAAGCGTCAAAACTTGCCGGTGCAACATTGCGTGGATTTGGATTGGAAGCCGATGAAATGGAACGTGTGGTTTCCGTTCTTGGTGTGGCAACAACAAAAAGTGCATTAAGTTTTGAATCTCTTAATACATCAATGTCAACAATTAGTCCGGTCGCAAATGCTTTTGGATTTAGTGTTGAAGATACAACGGCATTACTTGGACAATTAGCAAATGCCGGTTTTGATGCATCATCAAGTGCAACCGCAACAAGAAACATTCTTTTGAATCTTGCCGATGCAAATGGTGATTTGGCTCAGGAGTTAGGCAGACCAATAAAAAGTGCGGATGACCTTGCGGAAGGATTAAAAGAATTACAAGCAAAAGGAATTGACCTTGCAACGGCATTAGAATTGACCGACAAACGTTCGGTTGCGGCTTTTGAAACGTTCCTAAAAGGTTCAGATACATTGATTGAGTTCCGTGATTCAATTACAGATGTCAACGATGAATTGTCCGCAATGGCGGAAAAACGTCTTGATTCGGTCAAGGGACAATTGACACTTTTATCAAGTGCGTGGGAAGGTTTCATTCTTGGTGTTGGTGATTCGGCAAACGCATCAAACATTTTCAAAGATACAATAGGTTTTGTTGCGAGAAACCTAAATACAATAATGACCGTATTGGGTAAAGTAATTAAAGGTTTTGTTCTTTACAAGTCAACAATGATTGCATTAAAAGGTGTCAACTTTTTAGTAAATGGCGGTTTCAAAACGATGTTAATTAACATAGGTAAATTAATACCGGGAACAAGGGCATACAGACTTGAACAAATTCAACTTGCAAGGGCATCAACACAAGCCGGAAAACAAATTTCGTTTATGGGTAAAATGATGACCGCTATACCTTGGCTCGTCATAATTGGGTTGGTTGTTGATTTGGCAATGTCGTTGTGGGATGTTTCAAGTGCAAGTGAAGAAGCAACAAGGCAACAAGAAAGATTGAATGCGGTAACACAACAAGGAAAGGAACAAGGTGCAAAACTTGGTGCAAAGTTTAATGATACATTAAAGGAAGAAATTCGTTTATTAAATAATAAAATAAGAATTGAAAAAGCCAATGCAAAAACTCAAGAAGAGATTAAAGACCTTGAAGATAAAAGATTGTATAATACTGAGTTTTTAATAAGAGGTCAAATTGACAAACTTAAATTGGAAAAACAAGCCAATGAGCAAATAATACAAAGCAACAAAAACAAATTTAATTCTCAATTTATTGATGCACAATTAATTGCTCAAAATGAAGAATATGACAAAGCATTAAAAAATTTAAACGATGCCTTGGATGAAAATATAATACAAAGAAAGGAATTGAATGCGGTTGAGAAAAAAGAAGTTAAAACAAATAAAGACAAGCCTAAAAAACAAAAGGAATTTAACACACAATTAAAGCAAACAAATGAATATTTGTCAAAACAAAAAGAGTTGTTGCAACAATTGACAGAAATCGAACAAGATAGAGCATTGGCACGAAAGACAAAGGGCATTGATTCGGAGTTTGAAAGACAAATGAAATCATTGCAAGAAACCGGATCATTCGATGCATCACAATTGAACCAATTGATTCAGGAACGTGCAGATATGGAAAGTGAATTTATTGACCAAAGAACGATTTATGAATTGGATGCATTAGAAGAAAAATATCGTTTGATAAAGGAAAAGGAATTGCAACAATTGGAAGATGACCGTACAAAGAAACTTGCACAAACTGACATCACACAAGAAGCAATTGTCAAAATCGAAGCGGATTATAAAATCAAGAAAAAAGAATTGGAAGCCAATGAAGAAGCACGACAAAAAGACCGTGCAACTGAAGAGGTGATAATTGTTGAACGTGGCGAAAATGAAAAGTTGGAAGTGTATAAAAGCACCAATGAACAAATATTAGATTTGGAAACACAATTAAGTGAAAAACTTAAAGAGTTAGGAAATCAACGACAACAAGAAACAAGGGAATTTGTCAAAGCAACTGCGGATTATTTTATCAAAAAGTCAAACGAAAAGATTGCACAAATAGAAAAAGAAATTCAAGCATCACAAAAGCAATATGACACCTTGAAAAAGTTAGCGGAAGAGGGTAACATTGATGCAAAAGAATCACTTGCCGAACAACAAAGAATCATTGCCGAAGCAAATAGAAAAAAGGAACAAGAACAAAAACGACAACAACGAATTAAACTTGCCGAAAGTGTATATTCTACTTACTCACAAAAGGTTGAATCCAACTCTAAAAATCCATTAGCGGAAACGATTCGAGACACAACACTACTAAATCAATTCATTTCATCACTACCGACATTTGAAGATGGTACAGATGACACCGGAAAAAATGGTCGTGGAATAGATGGAAAGGGCGGTTTCTTGTCCGTATTGCATCCAAACGAACGTGTTGTGCCTAAATCATTGAATGCACAAATTGGAGGGCTTACAAACGAGGAATTGAGCCGAATCGCAAACGAATACAATAATGGTAAAATTGTGCGGTCAGATTCACAACTTGGTTCGGCATTAGAGTTGTCACTTTTGGTTGGTAAATTAGACAACTTGACCAAAGTGATTCAGGACAAGCCGGAAACAAACATTGAATTGGGTGAAATCACACAAGGTGCAATGGAGATTGTAAAGTCAACCAAGGAAGGGAACACATATACATATAATAGATACAAAGTAAAATGAGGCATTTTCTAAACGGTATTGAAGTCGCACCAAGAAATATTGATGATATTGGCGTTGTTTCAGATTTTTCAGGCAATCCGGATATCTTATCATTAAACACCGAATCGGTAATTTTACCAAGGGAAGCAAATGATTTGATCCGTGAGCATATCAACAACGTGGGATTGTTTGAGGGAATTCCGTATTCGGTTGTCACAAGCGGTCAAACGTTGGAATACTTTGTGGATTTGACAGATGGATTAAAGGTTCGTGAACACGAGGTTGAAGTTAATTTGAAAAAGCGTGGTGATCTTGACATCTTTCGTGAACGTGCAAACGGAACATCGTTTGATTTGATGTTGAAAAACGGTGTAATATTCGAAACAAAAAACGTTCCTTATTTTGTTATCAAGGACAACCAAGGTGAATTGATTTTAAACCTTGCAATCACCACTTACATAATGACCAAAGAAATCATTCAAGCCGGTTATGAATTGCAAGAAGCCGGTCAAAATTTGATTAGTGCATCAACACCAATTATTGGTTTGGGTGTCGGTGTTCCTCCGGTGGTAGTTACGTCATACGATGTAGGTGCAATTGTAAGTGCATCAATAATTTTTATTTTTAAAGTTGCATATTACGTTCTTTTAACACTTGCATTGATTAAATTGGCAAGTGAATTGATTAATGTATTATTTCCGGCAAAGAAATATTTAAAGGCAACTTATTTTGTTGAGATTATGCGAAAGAGTTGTGCCTACTTTGGTTATGACTTTCAATCAACATTATTGAGTGATTCACCTTACTTTGCTTTGATGCCGGTTCCGTTGACTCCTGAACGTGAATCAATATTTGATGCACAATTGTTTGGTTCGTTTACAACACAAAATTTTAGCACCGGTTTACCAAGTGCATCGGACACGGTTGCAACATTTGGTCAATTTATTGATTCACTTGAAACAATGTTTAACGCACGATTGATTGTTCGTGATGGTGTGGTTCGTATTGAAAGGCGTGATTGGTTAGAAAATCAAGCAATAAATATGATTGAACCGGCTTTGAATTTGCAGTCTGACCGTGATATTGAATTTCAATACAATGCACTTGATATTTGGAAACGTTACTACATTCATTATGCACTTGATTATTCCGACATTCATACATTGGATCATATTACATATGACAAACACGATGCGGAATTCTCAACTGAACCGGATTTTCCGGTTGTCAATGAAGATTTAGTGACCATAAAAGGTTTAAACGATGTTTCGATTCCTTATTCATTAGGTGCAAGAAAAAACGGTTTAAATTTTATTGAACAATTTGCAAAAGGAGTGTTTACCCTCATCGACACGGTGGCAAATGTGTTCGGTGGCAATTCAAACTTTGCATCACAAATTGATTCACGAAAAAATGCCTTGCAAATTAGTCAAACTTATTTTTCGACAACAAAAGTTCTTTATGGACAAACCGGTCAAGTCATTGCCAATGAGTTGGTTCAGGAAGAAAATTATTTCGACAATGTAAGTGCAAAGGCGTTGTGGGATAAGTACCATTATATTAATGAAATCCAAGAAAATGATTGGAAAATTTACGAAAATAGTAGAATTCGCTTATCTCACGAACAATTCGTAACTTTGTTAGGCAATAATTTTGCAGAAATCAACGGAATTATGAGTGAAATCTTGCGAATTGAGTGGATTGACGAAAAAAGTTTCGCACAAATAACGTACAGAACACGAAATGATTGGGCAAACAACAAGGTGATTACACAAACAATTGATGAATAATGGATGAATTTGTTAAAATAAGCCAAGATTTAAAGAAAAACTTGAAAAGTTTGCAAGAAATGAACAATCAAATGTTGAAAACTATTCAGGAACAAGAACCGGAAAAGGTGAATGAATTGCTAAATGATAATAACGCATTAATCAAAGCATTAAACAACCAAGATGTCAATGCGGTGATGAATATACATAAGAAATATGCCGATAAGAATAACAAATAAATCGTTTAGGGATGTATTCAATAATTCTTTGACATATGTCAAAGGAAACGTTGGTGATCCGATACAATCATCGTTTACGATTGAAGAAAGTATTGCGGTAAATTCTGAAGATAATAACACTTTGCAAAATAGTGTATTACAAAACATTATCACGTGGGTTGGCGGTAACTTTGAGGATGAAGGTTTTCGTGCCGGTCAAACAATTACAATCACAACTTACACAATTTCAACCGGTGTATATTTAGCACAAACGACAACAACAATTGATTGGGTTATTGACAACCAAATGAAAGTTGCATCAACGTTGTCAAGTTGGTACACATTTCCTGATGAAGCGGTTTCAATATTTACATCATCGGCAAGGGAAGGTTTGAAACTTGACGTTAACAATGTGGCAAATGGCACACAAGGTTCGCAATATAGTTTGATTGATGGCGAATCATCAACATTTACTTTTGACCTGACCGGTACTTTTCCGGTGCAAGGTGTTCCGGTTGGAAATCAATCCGGTATGTTTAGCGTATCAACATCAATTGATTTGGCATCATCTTCCGGTGGTGTTCGTACCTATACATTATCGACAAGTTGGATTCAAAGCGGTTTATATAATTCCGCAAATTATGACTTTGATAATTGCCTTAAATTATATTTAAGAATGTCGTGGGAAACCGTAATTGGTGAACCATATGACAATCGTATTGAAATATTTAATGATGATGCAAACACCGGATGGTTTAATGAAGGTCATAATACTGATGTGATTGATGCAACCATTGTTCAAGGTATAAGTGATGTTTCTTATTGTGATGAAACCATTGCAACATTTGTGATTGATTCAAGTGCAACCGATTTTGCATTTGGTGGTTCTTATGTTTCAGGTCTTGATAACTATTACAAAAACAAACCGGAATCCGCATCAAAATATGCGATGACATTGGGTTCGGTTTTAATGAATGTCGGTCAAAGTTATGTATCACAAGCAAATGAAGATGGTGCGAAATGGTTCTTTGAAACGTTGTCAGTAATTACCAACGGAACACAACACACTTTCAACGTAAAAATTACACCGAATCCGGCATTTGAAACATTTATTGGTGGTCGTTCTGAAGGTGACCGCACATTTTATTTGTGGTGTAAGGTTGGCAATGTCAACTTGTTGGTGTTTAACGGACAGATGTCGTGTCCTCCGGTGGGAATTTTACCGCTTACAATGGTAAAATCGGAATACTTTGACCATAGTCAACAATTGACAGACACAACGGAATTAAAAACCGGTAACACCGGAAACGTTGAAGATGATTTTGCATTTTGCGGAAAGTTTAGATTACCGGCAAAGTTTGTGAACGATTACGTCAATGCAAGAATCGAAGCATACAATTTGACAACGGATCAAAAATTTACGTTGCAACAAACAAACTTTAATTTGTCAGGCATTCCGCTTGTAAACTTTCAACAAGTAATTGACCTTGAATCACCGGTTTTTCCATCGTTGCCAACGACATCGGTCAAACGTAATGCAAGACTTGTGAATGATTCATCGGCATCATTAGGAATTAACTACGGTGTTCGAATTTATTTTCCTTTCATATATAGATGGGAATATTGGATTGCTCAACTCAATGCGAATGCGGATTTTTATCCAAACAATCAAACAAGGGATTGGGTTGATTACGGCACAACCGGTGATTGGCGTTTGCGTATGGTTGTCGAAGTTGCAAGGGCAGAAAATTTATATCAATACACGGATTTTGTGAATATTCTTGACTACAATTCCGATGCAAATATTCAACAACAAATTGAATTGTATATTGATTCAAGTTCAACTAATGTTCAGGTTGTGACCGAAGGTCAATTAATGCGAGTAGTGGCAACACACACACTTGTTGATGGTTCGGCTTGGACACAAGATTCGGTTTGGGGAATGATAACCGTTGAACCAAAAGAATCAAGTCCAAGATGGATATCGTCAACGGCAATTGATTATGATGGTAATACATCGAATCCATTAACACCTTTGAGTGGTTTAAGATGTGATTTAACGTTTCCAACAACAGACGTTGCAAGATTGGAATGTTTCTTTGATCCGGACAAAATAAATCTTTCTAATGGTGTAAAATTTACATCGAAAATAAAAGGTTGCACCGATGGTGAAATTGTAAAAATGACAACATCAGGAATGCAGAAATTGACAACAAGTAATGACCAAAAAATAAAAAGTTAAAAGATGGGACAACAACAAATTAACCAATACGCAATTGAACGAACAACATTCGGTGATGATGACTATTATGACATTGATTATTGGAACGGTTCAGTATATCAAACCGCAAAGATAAAAGGTTCGGTTCTAAAAGCCGGTGCAAGTGGCATTGGATTATTTTCACAAACCGCAGATGGTACATTAATACAAAACACCACAACCGAAACAAGTTTGCTTGGAAGCGGTCAAGGTTCTTTGCAAGTTACTTCAAACACTTTTGCGGTAGGTAGTTCATACATATTAAAAATGTGCGGAAACATTAGTTGTGTAAATAATTCAGATATTGTGTTGAACGTGAAAAGCGGTTCGGTAATTTTAGGAACAACCGGAACGATACAATTGCCACAGATAAACGCACAAACGTTTGAATTGGAATTGAATTTCACGGTTCGACAAATTGGTGTTTCAGGCGTTGCCGATATTGTTATGAATGGAGAATTTACATACATACAACATTCATCAACTGATTTACAAGGTCACACATTTATCAGTCAGAACAACACAACGTTTGACACAACCGCAGACAACACACTTGATGTAACGTGGGCGTGGCAAAGTGCAGATGCATCAAACCGCATCAATTCAGTAGTTACTAATTTAAGACGAACGTACTAATGTGCCAATGTTTACAACTCACAATTGATGCCGGAACAACCGGAGTTCAAACGACAATCGCAAGTGCCGGAGGTACATATAACGGTGTTAATTATTGGACATTTACATATGATACATATACAATTGTAATTTGGTCAACCGGTTCATTATGGATTGCATCACCGGTTCTTGGAGATGCATCAGGAACACAAACAAGATATGCACCAAGTCCGCTTGGTGATTGTCCTGAAACATCACTTGGTTCACCGGTAAACAATTTTTGGATTAATGCCGGAACAATTACAGACTTAAAAACATTCACAACTTTAGGTGTTCCGTGTCCGGATGACACAAATTGTGAGAATCAAGACAGAACATTCCGTGAATATGGAAGCATAAAACTACCGGAAGTCGTTCAGGAACAAGATAGGGGTTTAAAAGAATGTTGTTGTGTTTATAAGGTTCTTGGTGACACCGCAAAAACAGATTGGAAAAACGACCTTTCAAGTGCTTGGATTAAACTTTCCGCAGTAAGTGACACGGCAACATTCAGATTGAAAAAGAATGGTGTACTCGCAACATATACACCGACAAGTGTACCTTTCCCAAATGAAGCAAATGCGTTTTATACAACTGTTGATTGGGGTGATGTTATAACATCCGATGGTGTGGGTTGTTACACAATTGAAATTCAATATTCAATTAGCGGTATTACCGGCACAATTGTTTGGGGAACATATGACCTTGAAGCGTATTCAATAAGCAATGCATTAAACACGGCAAGAATCCGTGCGATATTTAACGGATATCAAGAAATTGAACAAATTAATTTTACCGGTGCAGATGTTCAAAGCACATTTAGGTTCTTTGGTTACATTGGTAACAGACAACCGAACACCGAAATTGATAATATCATATACAACAATAGAGAAATGAAGCGTGTGATTCGTGAGAATCTAAACACATATCAGTTGATAACTGATCCGAGTGACGATTGTATCATTCGACCATTAGTTGACCTTTATTTGTTAAGTGAAAACCAATTATTTATTTCAGATTATAACGCACATAATCCATCGTATTTCATTCAAGATTTGCCGGTGATAGTCGAAGAAAGTCCGGAATTAGAATATTATGATTTTAGTCGTAAAGTGAAATTGACTTGCACGTTGTCGGATAAATTCAAAAACAAACGCACATACTATTAAAATGAAAGGGATGGAAAATTTTGGTGATATTATAGCAATGGGGATTGGAATGTTTGGTGCGTTCCTGAAGGGTTTAAAAAAGAAACTAAAAACGCCAACAATTATTCTTGCAATGACAATTGCCGGAGTCCTTACATATTCGGTGACCGGTGTGATAGAAATATTTTATCACGATGCACCGCCAAAAATAGTCATCCTAATTTCATTCATTGTTGGATGGTTAGCAAACGAATTAACAACGACACTTGACCAAGCAATTGGTGATTTGTACGAAATATTTATAAATTGGCTAAAAGACAAAATGAACAAAGGGGGAAAAAAATGAAATACTTAATTATAATTTTCTTGTGGTTTTCTACAAGTGCGTTGGCATTTACGGACACAATCGTTGAACAATCCGAAGGTGTTAAAACGACAACAATAATATTTGAAAACGATACGTTGGTTCACACCGATTCAACGGATCAAATTATTCATCAAGTCGTTATTGAAAAAATCATTGAAAAAACAAACGACATTGTTCAGGCATACAAAAAAAAAGATTATGGGAAAGTTGTTTCGCATTTACTTATAATCGCATTCGTTTGTTATTCAATTTATCTAAGACGTAAACAAAAAAAATGCAAAGACAAGAATTAGATTTATCAAAGATTAATTTTGTGGGAATGGATGACAATGAATTCGTTCATCAGGAAACACAAAAAACACAAATATATTTGCACCATACCGCCGGAAATTCATCCGGTGTAAATTGCATTAGATATTGGAATAATGACAAACGTGGAAGGGTTGCAACTTGTGTTGTGATATCCGGCAAAGATGCAAGGTTGTCAAAGGATGGTCAAATTTGCCAATCATTTTCATCAAAATATTGGGCGTATCATTTAGGCGTAAAAAAAGAAATATTCAAATCACAAGATGTGCCATATCAATTACTTGACAAACATAGCATTGGGGTTGAAATTTGTAATTGGGGGTATTTAAAAGAACGTGATGGGAAGTTTTATAATTATGTGAACGGTGTTGTTCCTGAAGAAGATGTTTCTGTCTTAGACAAGCCGTTCAAAGGTCACCGGTATTGGCACAAATACACCGATGCACAAATTGAATCGGTTCGTCAATTGCTTGTGTTTTGGCACGAACGTTACAATATAGATATCACTTATAATGAATGTGATATGTGGTCATTGTCAAAACGTGCTTTGCGTGGCGTTGATGGTCTTTATACGCACAACTCGGTGCGACCTGATAAATCGGACATTTATCCGTGTCCAAGAATGATTGAAATGCTTAAAAATTTATGAAAGTAATACAACACCAAAAGAATGTTCACGAATTAATATTAAAAGGAAATCTTTCCAAAATTGCAATTTTATCGGATGTGCATTGGGACAATCCAAAATGTGATTGGGATTTGCTCAAAAGAGATTTGGATTATTGCAAAAAAGAATCGATTCCAATTTTTATCAATGGTGATTTCTTTTGCTGTATGGCGGGGAAATATGACCGCAGAGCATCTAAGTCCGGAATAAGACCGGAACATCAAAACGACAACTATCTTGATTCTTTGGTCACAACTGCGGTTGAATGGTGGCAACCTTACGCACACTTAATTTTTCTTTTGGGATATGGCAATCACGAAACCGCAATGATTAAAATGCACGAAACGGATTTGTTGCAAAGATTTGCCGATTTGATGAATCTTAAAGAACACACGAACATTCAAGTCGGAGGATATTCCGGTTGGATTGTATTCACACAAACTAATTCGACAACACAAACACCTTTTAAATTACATTATCATCACGGTCTTTCAAAAGGTGCTTCGGTAGTCACCAAGGGTGCTATTGATTTAAGTCGTGCAATGGGTATTTATGAGGGTATGGATATCTTTACACAAGGACACATTCATCAATCAATGAGTCGTGAGGATGTGCGTGATACATTAGAACACACAAAGAACGGTTACCGGATCAAAAAACAACAAGTGCATCATATGATAACCGGAACATATAAAGAAGAGTATTTCGGCACGAATGGGATGGGTTGGCACGTTGAACGTGGTGCGGAAGCACGAAATCTTGGTGGTCGCATCCTAACCTTAGAATCAAAACGCATTGCAAAAAATGGCGTTCGCACAATGAAGAAATATGTTGATTCACATCGTTTTCCGTTATAATCTAAAAAAACTTTAAATTTTTTTTCATTCCTAAATCGTAACAACGACAAGGGTTTCAGGCAATTCGTGTGAATGATTTTACTTTTTAACAAAAAAAAAGTTTTGTTAACTCAAATATTGTTGTATCTTTGACTTGTCAAACAATTAAAAACAATTAAAAAACACACACAATGAACACACAAGAACAATTATTGAAAGAATGCTTAGAAAGTTTATCAAAATTATCAAAAGAAAGACTACTTGAAGAAACTGAGCAATTATTGTTGAGTCTAATTGAAAAGTCTAACACACCATTAAGAAATTTAACAAGATTAAAAGATTACTATAATAAAAAATAAAAAACACACATCAATGAATCACGAAAGGATTAACGACATTTTACACACATTAGAACAGATGCATTTTAACATTCAGTTACACGAAAAAAGAATTGAATACAACCAAAATATAATTAAAGGTTGTGCCGGTTTTCTTCCTGAACAAAAATCAATTTGCGAACACCGGATCACAATTCAAAAGATGTGCATACAACGTTGGAAACTGAGAATTGAAAAATATGCCTTTCGTTTAATATTCACCATAAACAAAACAAAATGACCAAAGAAGAAAAAATGGTAAAACTAATTGACCAAGCAATCGAATCAGTTGATGAATGTTTGTCAGTTGTAACACTTGCAAAATCGGTTGCGATAATCCTGAAAGAAAATTATGGTGTCCACAACTTTGACACCTTTACAGATACTTTGAATAAAGAATTAAATAAATAGATTATGAACAAGAATGAATTAAAAGATACGATACTTGGCTTTTTAGCGGTTTTATCAATGTTTTGGATGTATTACATATGTCTGTGGGTTTTTGTTGCTTAGAACGTCTTAAAATGCTTTTGTGCGATTTGTATGTTGCACGATTGTTTGACCAAAAAAAAGTTTAAAATTTTTTTTACTCCGGAATCCTAACAAACACAAGGGTTTCGGAATTTTTTTATAAAATAAATAGAAATTAACAGAAAAAAAGTATTGTGGAAACAAATAAGTTTTATATATTTGAAGTGTCAAACAATTAAAAACAACGAAAAACAACACAAAATGAAATTAATTAGAACAACAGACATAGTAGGGATAAAACAAGAAATCTTTATTTTAGGAAAGACTACTGCAAACGGATACACTCATAAATTACTAAAAAGAGTGACTTTAGAAAGTGGTACGGTAAATGAAGATAGATACCAAGGTACAGTAATAGAGGATAGAGGTAGAGTAGAGATTGTATTAGGTCATAGATATAAATAACACTAAAAGACAAACACAATGAAAAACTTAGAAAACGTAACAATTAAAGAACTGATAATATCAATTATAACTGTTCAAAAAATGAAAAAACTTTAAATAAATATTTTATATAACAACAAATAAAAATGGAAAATAAAAAATTAAACAAAAAAATAAAGTTCGCAAAAATAGGAGGTGAGTTTGTCAAGCAATGGTTTGACAATGATAAAAATTGCTTTCAATACGAATTTTTTAAAACAGAAAAGGAATTTTTAAACGCACAAAACAAATAAAAATGGAAAATCAAAACAATTACGAGGTGCAAATCACTCAGGGTTTTACCGGTGAGTTTATCGTTCCTTTTGAAAATGATTATATTGAAATACAATATGGTTTTAACGTCAACAATAAACCGGAAGGTTATGAAATAGACGTAAATATTCACGAATCTTTTTTTATGGATTCATCCGGATCAAAACATTTTATTTCACAAGAATCAATTCAAAAGTATATTGAACCGATTCAGGAATTGACATTGGAACAAATAACAATCGAACAACATATTTACGAACACTTAATTGATTAGAAATGAAAGATATCTTAAAACTACAAGAACAAGCCAAGATTACTTTATTTGATGCAAACGTGCAATACAACAAACACAAAATGATGCTTGGTCACAATATGCCGGAAAACGAAATTCAAGCGGTTAGAACTAAATATTTTCAATTGATGCATTCGTATATGGTCATAATCAAAACAATTCAAAAACTGACATATGAAAAATACATATAGTATTCAACAAATAATTGACTATTGGTCAAAAAACGGAAACTTTAATATAAATTTGTATCTCAAATTTTTAAAAGCAATAAAACAATGAATGAATTAATTGACAAGGTGGTTTATAAAATCCGCAAAGATAAGTTGAAACACAAAAGCCGAAAACGTGAGTTTATCAACAAAAGAATGTATTTGTATTATCTGTTAAAAGAACACGATTATTCATATACTGACATAGGTAAGTTGTTTAATAAAAATCACGCAACCATTATTCACGGATGCCGACAATATAGAGATTTGAAAAAATCAAAGGATGTTGGTTTGATGAATGACTTAGCGGAATATTATGCATTCTTTGAACCATATGAATTGAAAAATATTCAATTTAGAATTGCTGATGATGTGGGAAGTGCAAATTCATTGCGAGAATTACAACGGATCAAAAACAGATTGCAAAGGGAATTATACATTGATATAAAAAAGTAAATATGGCGAAAGATAAAAAATCATTTATTCTATATTGCGACATTATTCACACGGTCGAACAACTGAACGATGTTGATGCCGGTAAACTCTTTAAACACGTTTTAAGATACGTTAACGACCTTAATCCTGAAGCGGATGACATAATCACCAAGATTGCATTTGAACCGATTAAACAACAATTAAAACGTGACTTGGAAAAATACGAAAGATTATGTGTTCGAAATGCGGAAAATGGAAAAAGCGGTGGCAGACCAAGAAAACCCAAAAAACCCAATGGGTTAATTGGTAATTCAGAAAAACCCAAAAAAGCCGATAATGATAATGATAATGATAATGATGTTGTAAATGATATAAATAAAAGAAAACTTTTATTTAAAGAAAAGTTAAAACAATATCTTCCGGAATATGGTAAAGAGTTATTAAATGATTTCTTTTTATATTGGTCGGAACATAACGAAAACGGTAAAAGAATGAGATGGGAAAAAGAACGAACATTTGGAATGAAGGCAAGACTCAACACTTGGCAAAAAAGAACACCGGACAGATACAAAAAAGATGATGGTAAATTTAAAGCACCTTGGTCGTGAAGGGTTTCGGAATTACACAAGCCGGTGATGTCATTGATAAGTTGTTTACATATCGTGACAAATATCACGAAAAAGGAAAGTATCTTGGATTTAATGCATTACACGAACACTATTCAATGTCATTAGGAAATTGCACGGATTGGTCAGGTTTTCCAATGTCCGGAAAAACACAATTCTTGATGGAATGTTTGGTCAACACATCGTTGATGTATGGTTGGAAACATTTGGTTTACTTTCCTGACGTTGGTAGCAATGTCGAAATCATTGCCGATTTGATTCATAAAGTCACCGGTAAAACTTTTGATCCGGAAAAGAAAAATGCAATTACAGACCAAGAAATCACACGTTCAATTGATTGGATTACGCAACACTTTAAAGTGCTTACAAAACGAGATGTAAAAGCCAAGATGACACCATTTGAGTTTTGGGATTATGCGGTCGAGATGAAACGAACGGAAGGTCTTGAAACGGCATCAATTGATTCTTGGAAAGATATGTTTCACGATTATTCAAAATATGGTCAGTATGCACAATATCTTGAAGTTGTATTGCCTTATCGTAATATGATTGCGGAAAATAATGACTTGCATTTGCACACGATTATTCACCCAAAGTTGACCGAAAAAGAAAACGGTGTTCGTAAGGCACCAACACCATTTGACCTAAAAGGGGGAAGTGAATGGATCAACTCAGGAAAGTGCCAAATTACAATTCACCGTGAAGATATAACCAACAACATCGTTGATGTATATTTCAATAAAATCAAACCAAGGTCAAACGGAAATGTTGGTCGAATACAAATGTATTTTGATATCGAAAAATTTGTTTATTATGACGAGGTTGGTATTCACCGCACAAAAGTATATGCACAAAAACAATAAAAAATGGAAACGTCAATTTTACTTGCACAAATAGATTTAAAGACTACAATACTAAAATTGGAAACATCTCTTCAGGATATAAAATATAAGAATCCGAAACGCACCGATTTGATTGATTCAATGGAACAAAGTTTGAACGACCTGATGAACGTATCAAAAACATTTGTTGCGATGGAAAAAGAATTGCAATTGCAACATCATCGAATAATGACATTGGAAAGATTGAACAATGAGATACAAACCGAGTTAAATATTAAAAAATTTTAATATGAAAACAATTAGAGTTGGTTCAGATTTTTCCGGTGTTGGTGCATTTGATTTTGCAATCAATCGTGTTGCGGAACAAAAGGGTTTTAAGGTAAGAAATGTATTTGCTTGTGATTGGGATAAATATGCACGAAAAAGTTATTTATCAAATCACGATGCACCGGAATATTATCCGAACGATGTTTATGAAAGGGATGTTCCTGAACAACCTTTGGATGTTTATATGACATCACCGCCTTGTCAGGGCTTTAGTCTTGCCGGATCACGAATGACAAAAGAAGATGATAAAAGAAATATTTTATTTTATAATTCACACGAATTTATTGTCAAAAATAAACCAAGATATTTTGTTTTTGAAAATGTTCGTGGTTTAATGAGTCACGAAAACGGTAGCACATTCAGAGAATGGATAAATTTATTGTGTGGCAAAAGTGTCAACGGTTTACCGGTATTATTTCCGCACGATGAAAGTGTACCATATCACGTTTATTATGCGGTATTAAACACAAAGAAAATTTCAAACATTCCTCAAAATCGTGAACGTGTTTTTATTATTGGAATTCGTGATGATTCAGATAATAATTTTCGATTTCCAAAGGAACAACCTTTGATTACAAAATTAAAAGATATTTTGGAAGATAATGTTGATGAAAAATATGTTGTAAACTACAATCAAAAATATAATGATATTATAAAACAATCTTTAAATCAAAACTATTCAACTTGTATTGATGCAAGTTACTATAAGGGTTTTGGTGTTCGTCAGGGCAAATGTAGACAAGTTGTTCAGTATAAAAATAAAGTAAGAAGATTAACACCAAGGGAATGTTTTCGTTTGCAAGGGTTTAAAGATGATTTTGAATTTGTTGTTTCAAATTCACAACTTTACAAACAAGCCGGAAATTCAATCACAATTAATGTATTAGAAAAAATTTTAAATAATTTAACTTTTTAATAAATGCTTGAATCTATAAGGGACAATTATCCGGATGAGGATATATATATTTTAAAAAATCTTGATGATGCTATTATTGGATATCACCAACAATCAAATCGTGTTGTTTATTCAGTTAAAAAAATTATTGAATTAATTATGATTGAAGAAACAATAAGTGATGAAAATTTTACTTTGCACGATGCAATGGATTATTTTGGTTATAATATCGAATCAAATGGATGTGGTGAATATAGTCCGATTTTATGTTATGATAATTTTGAATTATGAATGTTCTTGAATTATATGCCGGAAGTCGCAGTTTTGGAAAAACTTGTGAAAAATATGGTATGAATGTTTTTTCAATTGATTGGACAAATTACGATAATATTGATTTGCAAATTGATATTGAAAAATTAACAATGGATCATGTGCCGTTTATTCCTGACGTCATTTGGGCAAGTCCGGATTGCACTACATATTCAATTGCCGGTGTATCACACCATCGAAAAGGACAGATTGCACAAAGTGACTACGCAAAAAAATGTGACAGAACAAATGAAAAAATGTGGAATTTAATTTTTGATTATTTAAAACTTAACAATCAAATGAAATACTTTGTTGAAAATCCAAGGGGTATGATGAGAAAAATGAATTTTGTCAAACATAGTGAACGTGCTTGTGTTTGGTATTGTCGTTATAATCACAAATTTGCAAAGCCAACGGATATTTTTACAAATCATTTAAAAACCATTTTTAATCCTAATGGATGGAGTCCAAGACCAAGGTGTTTTAATGGCAATAAAAATTGCCATCACGAATCATCACCAAGGGGTTCAATAAATGGTATTAATGGAATAACTGAAACATATGAAAAAAGTAAAATACCTGATGAATTATGTGATGAAATTATTTTATCCGTTATAAATGCGTTGTAAAAACTGCAAAGATAAATTTGAACCAAAGCATTTCAATCAAAAGTATTGCTTGAAAAAAGAATGCGTTGCGGTATGGGTTGCAAAAGCCAAAGAAAAGAATTGGAAAGATAAAAAACGCAAAATGAAACAAGACTTGGAAACGGTTCAAGACCTAATGAAGAAATGTCAATCGGTGTTTAATCATTGGGTGCGTTTAAGGGATGCCGGTGAACCTTGTATTTCGTGCGGTGGTGAATTAGGTGAATCATATGATGCCGGTCATTATTTTTCTTCAGGCGGTCACAAATCAGTCACTTTTGATCCGGATAATTGTTTCGCACAATGTAAACGTTGCAACAGATGGTTGCACGGCAATCTTTTGAATTACCAAATCGGTATTGAAAAAAGAATTGGTTCAGGAAGGTTGTTTGATGTCACGGTAAAAGCACACGAAACTCGTAAATACACAAGGGAAGAGTTGCGTGATTTAATTGCGTTCTATAAAGACCTGATAAAAAAATTACAGAAAAAGTGACATTTTTTTTGTTTGATGCTTGTTATATTAAAATAACTTTGTATATTGCGGTGTCAAACAATTAAAAAACACACAATGAGCAGAGAACAACAATACCAAATTAGACAACAACAAATCATAAATGATTATCAAATGGGTTTTATTTCTTATGATGATTATTGCAGATTGATAAAAACAAATACCGACATCTTAGTGCAAGGTAAAGAAATGATTAAATAAAAATGGAAAACAAAAGAATTTATATTCATTCAGAATTTCAAAGTAAAAAATTTGGATTGATTAAATCCGGTCAATGGTCATATCAAACCGGTGATTCAGAAACACACAAAAAAAGTATTAGAGATTCTTGTATTGAAGAAATAATGCAATCGGTCAATGAATGGTCATTAAATCAATGTTGGGGATGGAAAAAACACGAATCGTTTACGCAAAAATTTAGTGACCAATTGGAAAAAAATGCAAAAATTATAATTCAAAAATAAAATGGAAAAGAA